TCCAAAATCAATAATTTTAAATATACGACCAAATGTAGGTACCTTATAGTGTTTCTTTTTATAACAATAATAAATAAATTTTTTATCGGTTTGATTATACATAACATTATTTGTATGTAAATCATTGTGTGTAAAGTTAAATGCTTTTTGATATGTAATTAAAATCATAATAATTTGCATGAATGCTGAATACCATTCTTCTTTTGATAAATCACTTGTTAAAATTAGTTCGTCAAATGTATTTTCACAAAATTCCATTCCAATAACTTGAACTGGAAATTTTGGAATAGTTACATCTATTCTCTCTTCTTCAAAAGAATCTTCATCTTCATCATTATCATGTTCATTATCATTTTCATTATCATGTTCATTATCATGTTCATTATTATCTTTATCTCCAGATTCATCATTTTCCGGTTTGTCACTGTCTAAGTTTTCAATTTCTCCGCAATCATCGCAATCATCACCGTTTTCTTCATTATCAGTATATGATGAACGTGATGAACAAGTTGAGTTAGATTTTAATGTAACATGTTGATCAGTTTCTTTTTGTTCCAAAAGATTAGCATTTGTTAAATCGATTAAATCAGATAGTGAATCAGATGATAAATCAGATATATTTACAATATTTTCATCAAATACATCTTCAAACATTTCATTATCAAAAGATTTAATTGATATTTGTGATTTAGCCGTTGAATTATGCTGAATTGTAATAGGTTTTAGTTTTTGATTTTCGTCTTGAAATAAATCATCATAATCGTCAATTTTAAATAAAACATTTTTATTTTTATTAAAATATTCGGAACTATTTAAATAATCAATATCATCAAACACATTTAAAATAAAGTTATTCTTAATACCTAAAAATGAGCCATAATAATCAACTCCATGAGTAAAACCATGTGTATGAATTAAATTACTTGATAAATATACAAACATACCGTCAACATATGCTGAATTATTTTGATCAATAAATTTCGAATGGCAATCTAATTCAGTTGAATTGATTTTTGGTAAGGTAAATAATTTTTCGTCATTTAAATTATACTTTCCAATTAAATATTTAAATGGGTCTAATAAAGGAGCCATCTTAAAAAAGACATCTCTATCTTTTACTTTGTTATTTTGTAGATTTTTAAGCCTACAATTAAATAAATGAGAATCATCATCTTCATCTCCATCTTTAACATTTGAAATATACCATTTGTTATTCAAATTAATACTATTATAATTGCCATCATTTAAGCTAAAGAATTTATTATAAATAGGTATATAATTTTGCGCATTTGAGAGAAAAAGTGTTTCCGATTTCTCTAAACATTTAAAAAGCTCAAGGTTTTTCCTTTTCTGATAGTTGACGTTTATCATTCTTTAGCTAATTAATATATAAATTTACTGTGTTTTTAACTTATTATAAATGCTAATATAGTGAACGTTTAGCGTTGTTGCGTAAAAATCTGTAAAATAAAATTCATATTTTAAATAATAATGACTTTAGAACTAAGGAAATTTGACATGAAAAGTATAAGCTTTAAACCGAATGAAAATAAAGGTCCAGTTGTAGTTTTAATTGGAAAGAGAGATACAGGTAAGTCTTTCTTGGTAAGAGATTTACTTTTTTATCAACAAGAAATTCCAATTGGGACTGTTATTTCCGGAACAGAAGAAGGTAACGGTTTTTATGCTAGTATGGTACCAAAATTATTCGTTCATAACGAATATAATACAGCTATTATTGAAAATATTTTAAAAAGACAACGTACTGTTTTGAAGCAAATAAAAAAGGAAATGGAAACATATAAACGCAGCACTATTGACCCTAGAGCATTCGTGATTTTGGATGATTGTTTATATGATGCTACATGGACTCGCGATAAAATGATGCGTTTACTCTTCATGAACGGGAGACATTGGAAGGTCATGTTAGTCATCACAATGCAATATCCTCTTGGCATTCCTCCCACACTGAGAACCAACATAGATTATGTTTTTATTCTCCGAGAGAATTACATTGCGAATAGAAGGCGTATTTATGAAAATTATGCTGGTATGTTTCCAACATTTGAGAGCTTTTGTCAGGTGATGGATCAATGTACTGAAAATTATGAGTGTTTAGTCATTAATAACAACTCGAAATCAAACAAATTACACGACCAGGTCTTTTGGTATAAAGCCGATAGTCATGGTGAATTCAGATTAGGTTCAAAAGAATTTTGGGAATTGTCTAAAAATCTTAAGGATGATGATGATGAGGAGGCATATGACCCTAATAAGGCTAAAAAACGGGGCGCAGGTCCAAAGATCAGCGTGAAAAAAGCAAATAAATGGTAATCCACTTTTTAAAAAGTGGAGCAAAACTATAAGTGCTTTTATAAAAACTGCTTATCAACTTGGATGAGCAGTTTCTATGCTACAGAAAAAATATAAGTTTTATTATTTAATGTATTTTAAATAATAAATTAGATTCATTTTAACAATCATCAAAAGAAATAGTAACAGGATATTTAATATAACAATAGTCTCTCCAATTTGTATTTGGATTATTGAGTTCACACCAATCAAAAAGTATTTTACCATTTGATGCTTTTATAGGTAATCTTTCCCATAAATTATATTTAAAACTAAATAATATGTTCATTATTCCCATTTCATTTGTTTTACAAAAAGTATATTTATTCATAGCTTCAATCAGTTGATTTTTATCACACAGTTTAAGAATATTTGTATCATAAATCCACATACAATTAAGCATATAATTTGAATTTAAAATTTTCTCACCAAATTCAGATTTTAAGGAGTCAATTAGCTCAGGTTTATCATAACTTAGTTGACAATTGAATGATTGGTCATCATAAAGTTTACCATCTTTTGGTGCCAAAATTTTATTTTTATAATCAATCTCTAGAAGATATTTAACATCGTCTAATACACGCAACCCAGCATCTAAAAATACAACACGCGACCATTTTGAAAAATAATCATCAAATATGTGTAATTTTTCCCACTGTAACAATTTATTTACTTCTCTCTTGTCTGTTGTGTCAACAAATCCTGATTGTCCTATTTTCAAAAGTAATTGCGTTTTATCTATTTGTGGGAATTTTTTCTCAGTAATATTATAAAACTCTTTAAAATTAGCATTTAAATCAAAGTCAATTGTTACCAAAACTATATCCCTATTCCAATTACCTTTACTTCTTAAATCAATTATGGTTCTTTTAGCTTTATTGAAATAATTTAAATCGGTTATCAATGAGAAAACTGTATCATTATCATCTTTAATTACTTTTTCTAATAAAGCGTCATTTTCTACTGTACATGAATAAAAATCATATTGTTCTTTTGTGATAACTTTATGAATAGTAATCGCACTTTGTAATTCAGAATCATTATTATGTAATCCAATATAAAATAGTTTGTTATGTATTTGATTTATTTGGTGCTCTTTTTTAAGTTTATTAATCCATAATCCAATACATAAATCATCACACCAATGTTCATAAGAGTTATTTATACCTGTATTTCTAACGTGATTGTAAATTAACTTATATAAACTATTTGATATAGCATAACCAGCACCACCAGACATATATAAACAAAAATCATTTTTAATATGGTCCAACTCATGACCAATGTAATAATTTTCATTCGAATTATATTTTGTTAGTAAATTTAGAAGTCTTTTTTCATAAACAAATGTATCATCATCAATAAATATATACCAGTCATACTCTTTGATATTCATATTAAAAATAAAATGAATATATTTCCAAGTAATGTTTTTTTCATCATCCATACAATACCATCCAAACTGTCTATTTTCGATATCAGGCTTAGATGTTAAATAATATATATCATCCTTATTAACATTATTAAGCATTGTTTCCATTTGGTACTTAACTCTCGTATCTAAATATTTATCGCATGTAGAAATAATATAACAAATTTTCATAATAGTTATATTATTTTTATATTTTTAAGTAATTATTATATTTTTAAAATTTATATATTTGCTTCAAATTTTGCTATACTTTTTTACAGCTTCGCAAGAAAAGTATATTTAATCCACTTGTTCCATTGAATCTTTATTAGCAAAAGGTCCGCTAATTAATTGACTTTGTCCATTGTCAGTCTTACCAACAACAATATTCTCACCTTCGAATAATTCCATACAAATGTCAGCAGTAGAAATATTTTCTTGTTCCTTAAACGCTAATTCTTGAGTGTTAATATTGTTAACGCCAATTAGATTACCTTCTTCATCAATTGATTGAGTTAATGTATTACCAGATTTCTCGGCATTCTTAATATTCTCGTCAATTGCCTTTTGTTTAGATTCCTTGACACGTTGTTCAAAAGCGGTCTTAGCATTAGATTCGTTCTTATTCTTCTCGCTCATCAATTGATTGAGTTCTTCTTCCATATACTCAACACGTCCAGTCTTATAAGCTTCAGGATCCCAAGGCATCCACATACCAATAGGACCTACATAAACGTCATGATTCGGATCAATTTCTCTTAACATTTTACATCTCAATTCGGCTTCTTCTTGAGTAGGATAAGAACCTCGAATTTTTAAGCCCCTGGTATTGGTTTGGAAGTTATGTGCAACATCAAACTGTTTCTGAAGGTCTTCTTCATTATTATCAATATAAGTTTTGAACTCATCATCCATGCTAGATTTAACAAGCGAATCTCTTTCTTCTTTTACGAAATCCTTAAAATCATTTGATACATCATCGAATGAAATATTATATTTATATGAAATAAAATTAAGGAACTGAACAAATTTTTCCATTGATTTGTTAAAGTCCCACTTCTTTAGGAATTCTTCAAAAAAGAATATTTGTTTTTCCTTTAGAATTTTATCTGGAGAACAAAATGAAACACAAACAAATTTTTGTCCGGCAATAGGCTTATCTTCCTCCAATAAGTCAACATATTTAGGGTTAATTTTTCCATTAACCTGTTTTTTCTCAAACCCAGATTTTTTCGAATTCTTTTCTTTAGAATGATTCATTTTAAATAGAATAAGTATTTATTTTTAAGTTTTTTAGCGCAATATATATTTTTTTCTTATTATTTAATATAAATGAACGGACTTATTAACGTTGGCGAACTTGTTAAGAGAATCATTAAGTACCTTGTTGAAGGTTTAATGGTAGCTATTGCTGCTTATGCTATTCCTAAACGTTCTTTGAACATTGAGGAAATTATCTTGATTGCTTTAACTGCTGCGGCAACCTTTAGCATTCTTGATACCTACATTCCTTCCATGGGTGCTACTGCTCGCTCTGGTGCTGGCTTTGGTATTGGTGCTAACTTGGTTAAATTCCCTGGTGGATTTTAAATCAATAAACTAACATAATATATTTAATCTAATTATAATATATTATGGTAAAACAGTCGCGTAAAAAGTTGAGAAGACCAAAACGCAAGTCTTTTAGAAAAAAAACTAACAAAGCCGGAGGAGTCTATGGAAAAATGGTTGGTGGAGACTTTACACCAGAAGAGAATGAACAGTTATCAGATTTAGGCTTTTCACAGGATGATATTCAAGTTCTCTCAAATACAGGGGTTGGATTAAATATTATCCAAATGAGTTTAAATGAAGTAAATCCTGCTACTGGCGTGCCTTTTACACCTCAAGAATTAATTCAAAGTGTAAATGAAGCAAACGAGGAAATGAATCAACTTGACGTATCAGGTATTTCAAATGTGTCTGATGATGAACATAATTTAGATATTGATCAAAATTTAGATAATTCATATAATGATTCAATGAATACGACACAAGAAAATATTTCCAATGATGATAACAACAATTTTGTAAATAATTCTCTAGATAATGGTTCATTACATTTGTCTGATTTAGAAAACTCTAATAATGATTCAATAAATACTACAAAGGAAGATTCTTTTGGTGGAAGAAAACGCAAAGCATCGCGAGCCTATGGCAAAGCATCGCGAGCCTATGGCAAAGCTATAAAAACAAGAAAAGGTCGCAAATATGGTCGCAAAAGTCGCAAACAAAGAGGAGGTATATGTTATGGAAATGGTGTAGGTGCTAATAATTATGAACCCAATTTCTCTATTTACAATACTAGAGAATTAACGTTATTTCCTTACAGACCTACAAATTAATATTTACATAAATAATAATTAAAATAAAATTATAATTTATGTGTTGGAATCAATATGTTTCTTTAAATACATTTCTTTTTAGTGCTTTTGTATTAGTATTAATTGTATACAACAATAAATATTCACCTTATAAGCTTGATGAATTAAATAGTGTATATGCGTATTTCTTTCTAATGTCATTTTTTACAATGCAACTAATTGAATTTTTCCTTTGGAGAAATTTAAATAATAAAGACTTAAATAAATTATTTTCAAAATTAGGTACATTGTTGTTACTATTACAACCGGTTGCTTCATTAACCTTATTAAAAGACATAAATCTACGAAATAAAATGTTAGCTCTCTATATTATACCTGCGTTTTCTTATTTTATTTACGAATTTATTAATAAAGACTTTTTAACTGTTGTATCAAAAAATGGACATTTAAAATGGAACTGGGTTGATGTAAGTGGAAATAAAAGAATTTTATTAATGATTTGGTTATTTTTCTTGTTTTTTAGTATATTTTATAATAAATATTATTTAGCTTTGGCTTATACAGTGGGGTTATTAATAATTTCATTGTATTCTTATCAAAAAGACGGTTCGTTTGGTTCATTATGGTGCTGGTCAATAAATTCATTAATGTTATTTTATGCTATAAAATTATTGGTTATTTTACCTTATAATCAGAATGGAATATGCTAAGAATTTATTTTGTTAATATCTAAATAGTAGGTATAAATTCCCAATCTAGTTCTTCACAAATTTTTTTCCAAATGTCGTCTTGTTCTATTCTTTTCTCTCTATCTTTTAATAAAGGAAATAATGAAAGATACTTTTCTTCTCCGAGAAGCTCGCAAAGTTTGTAAGCTGTATAATAATAATTCAAAAAATTAACTCTATCATCAGGACAGAACTTAGAGTACGGTGATTGTAATTCAACAAACAAATTACATAATGTTTCTTCTAATTCAGGAGACATGATAGGAGGTTTAATTCCCAATTTATCTTTAATAAATGGTATATGTTCATAGTATTTATTATAGCCTAGTTTTTTAAGGATTTCCTTTGTTTTGATATTTGTAATTTGTGCTAATTCTATTCTCTCTTTTTTAATTTGAAGTTTAATATTTTCAATAACATCTGGAGGTATTTGAGTCGTTTCTTTACCTTGGAATTGTGCTAATATTTCTTTAAAATGATTTATTCTTTTATAAGCATAAAAACATACTTCTTTTGGAGGTTCTTTGTACGAAGGTTTTTCATTTTCGATCAAATATGGAATAATTCTTGAACAACTATTACAAACCATGATTCCTTCATCTTCTAGCGGTATTAATTCTCCTTTATGACATACTTGACAAATATCTGTTTGACAAATAAATGAATTAACATCAAGAAAAGAATCATCAATATTACTTAAATATTTAATAACGATATTATTGTTATCTCGTTGTTGTTTTAATTCATCTGTAGTATCT